TGGTGGTCTGAGTATGCCGAAACAGGCGAAGATCCATATTGACAATGATGGACCCCTGAGCCTTGAGGAACTGGCTGAGAAGATCAACCCAACATCGGTTCGGAGCCTGTCTGCCAGCCTGTCTGGTGATAGTAACTTTATCAGTAAAAACGGCAAGTGGGATTACGTTGAACAATTGGGTATAGATGATACGCCTATACCCACCAAGGCAATGAGTTTGGGAAAAGAACTGTAATATAGAAAGGGATGACATCTGGAATGACTAATAAATACGATGCGATATCGGAACAACTAAATGACGTAGCGATGAATGGGTTCGCAGAGGAGGAATACGGTTCGTGTTCGGAGGAAGGATTCTGGGCAGCATTGATCATCACAGAGAACATGTTTGGAATCATCGAAGAAGACTCTCAAGGGTTCGTAGATTACGAACTCCATAGTACCGAGAAGGCTGCACGAGACCGGTGGGAGGATCATGTAATTAGGTGGGAAGGACTTTACCACCCAGAGGCTGCGGAGGTGTTGTGATAAGCCTGTTCGATCAGAGGTTAACTCATAACATGGCGATGTTAAGACTTAACATGGTAGTTCTTAAGAGTCTTAAGAGTCTTAAGATAAGATATTATTATCTGCCCCCCCTAAAGGGGGGCAGAGATAATAATAATAAAGAAAAGAGAGGTTAACATGGAAACATTAACGATTGAGTTCCATCCGAATTCTGACCTGAGCAAGAACGGTCTGGGTAGATCTCACTGGAGAGCTACCAGTGCCAACAAGATACAGGCTAGGGAGGATGCGTATGTCCTAGGATTGATCGAGATGGAAGACGGCTGGGCTACCCCGGAGACTTGTAATGTGGAGGTCACACAGTTCTGGTGCGGTAAGCCGTTTGACTGGGATGGGCTGGCTACCCTGACCGGACCTGTTATTGACGGTCTGGTTGATGCCGGGGTGCTGCCTGTCGATGACAGCCCGAAGCATATCCTCCAGTATTCCATGTATGCGGAGCGTGTTGCCCACAGGTCGGAGAGCAAGGTTGCTGTGACGATCATTCCAGTAAGCAAATAGGAGGTAAGCAATGCAGATCAGGGATCGGATCAAGGAATTGCGGAGGGTTAAGGCTAGTGATTTGTTGCCTAACCCTGCCAACTGGCGAACCCATCCTGTAGCACAGCAGGATGCCCTTAGAGGCGTGTTGGCTGAGGTTGGGTATGCTGATGCCCTAATCGCCAGAGAAACGCCTGAGGGATTGATGTTGGTAGACGGTCATCTCAGGGCAGAGACTACACCCGATTCGGAGGTTCCTGTTCTTGTGCTGGACATCAACGAAGCGGAAGCAGACCTAATGCTGGCTACACTTGATCCGCTGGCGGCGATGGCAGGGAGAGACGAGGAACGCTTAAACGAACTATTGGAAACTGTGACATCTGATAATGCCACGGTCAATGCTCTCCTCCAGACCTTGGCGAATGGATATGAACCGCTGACGATACCAGACCCAGAGCCAAAGGATGAAGGTTTCGACATAGACGATGCGATGGACGATGCCGAGGCAGACGATTACGAGCCGATAGTAAAGCGGGGCGAGGTCTGGAGTCTGGGGCGGCACCGCCTTATGTGCGGGGATGCCACCTCAGAGGACAATGTACTTGTTCTTTTGGATGGGAACATTCCTAACCTTATGATTACTGACCCACCTTACGGCGTAGACTACGACCCAAACTGGAGAAACGAAGCGTACGAAGCAGGGCAGTTAGAATACTCGGCGAGCCGAGTAGGATTAGTTACCGATGATAAACGGACTGACTGGTCGGATGCGTGGAGGCTATTCTGCGGCGACGTGGTGTATTGCTGGAGCGCGGCGGGTGCGCTCCAGCTGAGGTCGGGGCTGGCTCTCCAGTCGGCGGGGTTTGAGATTCGGGCGTCGGTCATGTGGCGTAAGCCTCACTTTCCAATCTCACGAGGGCATTACACGTTTCAGCATGAGCCTTGTTGGTATGCGGTCAGGAAGGGGAGACAGGCATCATGGATTGGTCCTGCAAATGCCTCGACAGTCTGGGATATATCATTAGACAAGAACGTCTCACCTGCCGCCCCTGACGGAGGACACAGTACGCAGAAGCCGTTGGAGTGTATGGAGCGACCGATGTCGTACCATGAAGGGGATGTCTACGACCCCTTTGTCGGCTCTGGAACGACCATAATCGCCGCCGAGCGTCTGGATCGCCGATGCTATGCGATGGAGATTGAGCCGAGGTATTGCGATGTGGCTATCAAGCGGTGGGAAGATTACACGGGGCTGAAGGCGGTGAAGGTCTGATGCCGAAACGTAAGCAGCCGGGATACTATCCGACCAAGCAAGTGAGGGTTAACGCTGAAACTAGGCGATACCAGATGCTGGAACTGACCAAGAGCGGAGCTACTGAGAAGCAGATAGCCGAGACTCTGGGAGTTCATCCGTCACTGGTCCACAAGGATGTCAAGCGAGTCTTGAATGATTTGGCAGAGAAATACTCAGGGATGGCAGACCAGATCAGGGGATTGCAGATGGAGCGGTATTCCACCCTCCTGTCCCGGTGGTGGTCCCTTGCCCTAACAGGTGATGAGAGGGCGACCAAGATGGTGCTTCAAATCATGCACAGGATATCAGAGATCAATGGCGTGATACCGGATCAGCCGTTGATCACTATCGACCAGCGTTCTATCAGTTTAACTCAAGGCGATGTGACGTTTAGCATAGAGGCAGCAAGTGACACAACAAACCCTAATGGCACCGAGGATCAACTATCGGAGACCACTGTTATACCCGAAACAACAGGAAGCGATATTCTCTGATCATCGCTACGGGATAATCGAAGGCTCGACCAAGTGCGGCAAAACGGTGGCTTGCATAGCTTGGATTCTGGAACAGGCAATGCGAGGTCTGCGAGGGCAATCCTTCTGGTGGATCAGCCCGGTCTACCCCCAAGCCAAGATAGCATTTCGGCGGCTGAAGCGAGGGTTGCCTGAGACCCTGTACTCGGTGAATGAATCTGAGTTAACTATTACTTTGGCGAATGGGGCAGTCATCTCATTTAAGTCTGCCGAGAAACCTGACAACCTTTTCGGTGAAGATGTATATGCGGCGGTAATGGATGAGGCTACGAGGATGAGAGAGGAGGCGTGGCACGCAGTCAGGTCTACTCTAACCGCTACCCGTGGCTCCATTAGGATCATTGGCAACGTGAAGGGCAGAAGGAACTGGGCTTATGCTCTGGCTAGGAAGGCAGAGGGAGGGGAGCGTGGCTGGCTGTATTCCAAGTTGACGGCAGAGGATGCTGTCGAAGCCGGGGTCTTGGCAGCGGATGAGATCAGCCAAGCCAAGAGGCAGTTGCCCGACTCTGTGTTCAAGGAATTATATTTTGCTGAGCCTTCAGACGATGGGGGGAACCCTTTCGGTCAGGAATCAATCAGGCAATGTATTGGGGATATAAGTGGTAAGGCTCCGATAGTTTACGGAGTAGACCTTGCCAAGTCTGTGGACTGGACAGTAGTGATAGGGCTGGATGCCGGTGGCTCTGTCTGTCGGTTTGACCGCTACCAGTTACCGTGGGAGGAAACCGTGAGAAGGCTAACCCAAGAGATCGGTCTGACTCCTGCAATCGTAGACTCCACCGGGGTTGGCGATCCGATAGTTGAAAGGCTACAGAGAGAGTTGCCTAATGTCGAAGGTTATCACTTCTCGTCTACCAGTAAGCAGAAATTAATGGAGGGGTTGGCGATGGTGATCCAGTCTGATGAGATAACGTACCCAAGCGGTGCGATAGTCGCTGAACTGGATGCGTTCATGTTTGAGTATACCCGGACAGGGGTTAGGTACTCTGCACCCGAAGGCGTGCATGACGACTGTGTTATGGCTCTAGCCCTTGCGGTGTACGGTAGAACTGGGGCGGCAGGGGTTGGAGTATGGTAGAGACTAAGGAATTGAGATGCAGTACCTGTAATAAACTTTTAGCGGAGAAGGCATCTAAGGGGACTGTTATTACCTGTTCTAGATGTAAGACTAGAAACGAAGCAGAGGGATAATGGCACACTTACATCAGTGTCCGAACTGCCTATATGCCTTTGTTGATCGGAAGTTCGATTGGGATCAGGCGAGATTAGGTTGTCGGAGATGTACTGTTCAAATAGTTCATGTTGGGGAACGGCACACACCAGAAGACAAGATGTTTCTATGCGTTAGCGAAGGCGATGAGCGAGCTATTCGCCCTTGGAATCCTATCTCTGAGAGTTGGGGCGAACTTATTGATTGGGAAGATAAAAAGTATAGTAATTTTAATCTTGAATGGGATGGCGAAAAGTTAGCTGAAAGGTGGTAAAGCCTAATGCCTATTTTATCTCTGTCTGAATTTGAAGAATGGAAAGAGGCTCGAAGAAGAACACGTTATATTAAAAAGAAGAAACGCAAAACCAAAAGGTATAAATTAAATAAACAAGACGCTCAAGATTATGTCTTAATGCTAAATCATCTGCTCCAGATGTAAGACTCGCAACGAGGTGGAGGACTAGAATGATAATGTATCGAAAACCAAAAAGAGAAATAAACCGAATCAGCCATATAGACCATAATAAAACGATCTTGAGGAAAAGAGGGTTCAGGCTTTTCAAGGGATGGGATCAGCACTGTCCTAGCCTTCTCGGTACTGATGCCGATAATCAACGGATCGCCTACGATTGGGAGGATCACTGCTACATGCTGAAGAACAAAGAAGTCCCGACCGTGTATGTTACTGAGCCATACCCAGAGCATGTCGAAGGCGAGACCTTCATGGAGTTAGCAGAACTGGTCAAGGACGGGTGGCATGTCCAGATATCCGAAGGCTTGTCGCTCCACAATCCGGGGCGTACTATCCCGATCTGGATCACTCAGAACTGTGTCATCACCGACTATAACCTGTTGGATAGCTATACGAATTGTCGCCCTGATTGTGATATGTGCTAGGGGGAGTTTAGGGGGAGTTTAGGGGGAGCAGATTGATTTTCCCGGTTTTGAGATGTCGATGTTTATAATAGAAGGTTCCCATAATTTGACAGGATAATTCCTTGTAATGTATCGTGCATGGCAGTGACCTCCAGCGATGTGTCCAGTCAGGGTATCTTGTACTCCCCTGACGCAACGCACTGGAGGTCACTATTGCCATTCTGGGATAGGTTTCGGGCGAAGGCATATCAGGATCTGTCCACTACCGTCCCTCTGAATTTCAATATCGGCACGGCTTCATACCCGGAAGCAAATTTTGAGTCTTTTGCTAAAGAGGGCTATTCCAAGAACGAAATAGTCCACGCCTGTATCCGTGAGCTAGCCACATCTGCCGCTACCCCTCGATATCAGGTAGTCGCTCCTTCTACCGAAGGTGGGATTATCGAGATAGACAGGGGTCTGTTATATGACCTGATGACTGTCCCCAATCCTTACTCAGACTGGTACTCGTTCATTGAACGATTGGTGACTTTCCTGATGGTAGCCGGCAACGGCTACGTGCTGAAGGAGAGGTCCAAGGGTGATGAGGTATCTGCCTTGTACTTGCTTAGACCCGACCGGGTCACGATTGTAGCTGGTGACTACGGAGCCGAGAGTTATGTGTACACCGTGGGGAGCAAGGAGTACAGCATAGAGTCGAGGAACATGTGCCATATCGCCCTGCCTAACCCGGCTGGAGATATCTACGGACTCTCTCCTCTACAGGTCTTGGCTAGGAACGTAAACCTAGACCTCAATATGACCGACTTTGCCAAGACCTATTTCCAGAACGCAGGGGTTCCCAGCGGATTGCTGAAGATCAAGAAACGATTATCAACTCAAGAGGAAGCCAGTACGATTCGATCCAGATGGAGGAGTCAGTTTGGTGGAGTTAATAACTTCCATAGAGTAGCAATCCTCGATGATGATGCCGAGTACCAGCCCATGTCTAACTCTCCGAAGGACATGGCACTGAATGATTTGCATAATCTAACCGAGTCAAGGATATGTGCGGTGTTCGGAGTTCCTCCTATCTTGGTCGGAGCTAATGTAGGACTTCAAAGGTCTACATTCTCTAATTATCGAGAGGCACGGTTAGCGTTCCACAGTGAAACTCTGGAGCCGTTGGTGTCTAGGATATTGCGGTACTTTAA